CATAAAAGTAACTTTTTAATATATATTTTCCTGGATTTTTAATTTTTAAAGTCCTAGAAGTAGTTTTGGTATAATTTCCGTTTGTTTCATCAATAAAGTATGTATCAACCAAATTCTTGTCAGAAACTGAATTAATATATAAATCATATGCTCCTGGAATTATTTTTGTTTCACCCTGTATTCCACCAGTAGAACTTAGCCTATCACCTATAAACAATATGTTGATTTTTTGATTTGGCTTTACAGATTGAGGCAAAATTACCTGACAGTTAGAAAAACTAGCTGTTGGAGAATCAGCAAAAACAAGAGTTACAGAAGTCAAGCTTAACAAAATACATGTAATAATAATGATTTTTGCCTTTTTCATATACATATTTCCTCCTTATTTTAATCTTAATTTAATTAACTCCTCATTATATCCAAGTGCACGTGCAATTTGATCTGTAGTAAATTCTTGAAATTCAAGAAAAACTTCATCGTCAATTAGAAGCTCAGTTGCAAACTTATCTGCTTCGATTTCCATTTTACTTACCAGAAGTCCAGTTCGTTTCCTTAAAAATGGAGTATTAGCATCAGGATGCATAATCGCATGCCCTAACTCATGTGCACATGTAAATAGTTGATCGTGATCAGAAAGATCATGATTTATATGTATTTGCTTCATACGAAGCTGTTTATTGTAGTATCCACTAATGGATCCCAATGGTTCAAATATAACCTTTATCCCTAAATACTTAGCAATATCAAAAGGATCATTCGTACCATATTTTTTCTTTAATGTGTTTGTTTTTTTACGAATATCCAATGAATCACTCCTTTATTTTCTGTATTTCTTTGGTGTGAACTTTTGCTTAGCATTTATTTTTGCAATGGTTATACTATTCTGGAGACTAGCTTTTAATAATTCTCTTGTTTCATCATCTAAAGGTTCTCCAGAGAACATCAGTCCATCTTGATCGGATTCTAACTGATCAAGGGTTTGTTCTAATCGTTTTGCGATATCTTTTTCATCTTTCTTAGTTAGCTCAATGGCTTGATCGGATTTTTCTTCTATTAAATCAGATTTTCCAATTCCAAAATAATCAGCGAGAGCTTGTACGCTTCCCATTCTAGGAATGGATTGTCCCGTACACCAAGTATTAAATGTTTGTGGAATAACTCCAATAGCTTTAGCCACCTCTTTTTGGCTTTTTCCTGATTTCTCTAAATAGAAAGATAGATTTTTAGAGAATATTTTCTTTTGCTTTTCATCTGACATTAAATCACCTCACTTCGTTATTAATATAGTACAATAAAAATTGATTTTTTGCAACTAAAAGTCAAAAATAAATTGATTTTGGTATTGACATCCATTTAAAATGGATTTATAATGAATACAGAAATTAAAGAAAGGCGGTGATGACGTGACAAAGATGAGCGAAGGTAAAGCAGTACCATTTCAAATTTCTTTAGCTTCAGCACGAGTTAATGCAGAAATGACGCAAGAAGAGGTCGCAAAACATATGCATGTTGGAAAACAGACTATCGTTAGCTGGGAAAAAGGGACTTCTGAACCGAAAATGTCGCAAGGAAGAGAACTTAGTAAATTATATGGTATTCCAATTGACTATATTTTTTTACCTAAGAAATCCAATTAAAATGGATTACTAAATAACTAGGAGGTGAGAAAGACGAAAGTATTGAAAGATATACAGCCCGATGAAAAATTAGCAGAGGAAATCCAAAGTAATCTAGATGATCAGTTAAAAGAAAAACAGCTAGAAGAATCAGAAGAGTTAAAAACTATTCTGCATGGAGTAACAGGTAAAGAAATGAGATGGGCGATCTATTCTGCGATTTCTAAGCAAAAAGAAAAACAGCGTTGCCAGGAACAAAAAATATCATCCCTGCAAATAGCTGTTATATTGCAGGGAATAGCTGTAATTATTTTAGGCATTGGTGGAATCATTTTAAAAAAATATCTACCATGACAGAGGCTGTTGCAACAATCAAAGAAAGAATAGAAATAGTTTTAGAGAGTTTTGAATCCGCCTCTGCAGATAATGCATTTTGTTTGGCGGTCTCTGCAATAGATGTAATGGCATCTATTTGCTGTTGATATTTTGCTTCTCGTTCCTTTTCTATTTTTCGTTGAAGCTCAAATTCAGCCAAATGAGCGCGGCCTAATTCAGTGATAGAAACTTCATCAGATTCGTTTATGGATACGAGATTTGCATTTAAAAACATTTCTACATATCCATCAATAGACGGAAAATCGAAAAAGAAATCACCAGGATTTTGCCCAGGACATTCTAATATTGCCGTTAGAATTTCATATTGATATTCGGTAAGTTTAAATAACAAATTTTCCATTAAGAATACTCCTCTCTTAAGACTCGGACATGGCAGTGTCCTGTGAATTAAGTATAGGAGATATATGAAAGAAAGACAACAGAATAATAGCAGATGGCTTAATTCCCTGCCCGATGCACAGAATCCTGAAATCCTCCCTAAATTGGTTAATTAAAAATAGCACTCAATCGTCGGGCAGGGAATTAAGCCATCTGAAGAAAGGTAGGTGATGAAAGTGTTCAAGGACAGGCTTAAAAAAGTAATGGTAGATCAAAATATCAACCAAGTAGAGTTGTCCAGGATCTGCGGTGTGAGTAGGTCAACCGTTAGCAAATGGATGTCTGGAGATTCAGAACCGACAAAAGCAAGAAGAAATGAGATTGCAGAAGCATTTGATCTTCCAGAGAATTACTTTGAAGAGATAGTAATTCCTAAAAAGAGAATAGAGACATTAACCCCGAAAGAAGTTGCGTATTTGATGGGAATGGGGGTTCCAACAATCGAAAAAGGACTGATTCAAGGGATTTTTCCATGGGGATATGCAATCCGGACAAGTGAAAATAAGCATAGATATTTCATAAATGCAAAAAAGTTTTTTGCAACTGAAATGATAAGTGTTTGAGAAAGGAGCATGAGATGAAAAGTGAAACAAAAGCCATGATCTGCACGGCAGCGGTGCTGATCGCAATGGGAATATTTAAGGAATTAGCAGCGTTGTGTTTGATCACAGCGATGATCTATGAGGAAGGAGTGAAGAAATTTGATAAATAAGATTTTAAAAGAGCTTGATCATATGATCAAATTTCAAGAGAAAGAAATTGAGCTAGATATGCAGGCGGAAGAGTTAGAAGGCAAAATACACTTCGAAACCGCAAAGCTTCTTGCTTATGACGAAGTAGCAAGAATGATAAAAAAATGTGCCCAGGAAGCGGCAACTTCCGAAGGCACAGATGTAAATACACAAGAAAAGTATAACACAGATCAGAAGAAAAGTGAAATCAGAAAATTGGTAGTTAAGATCTGGGAAAATGGCTTTAGTGCAGAACAGCGACCAGATTACAGTACAATGCTGTTTCTCAACAATCCGAACTGTATGATCGAAGCATGGTATCTGAAAGAAAAATTGATGGGACTATTAGAAGAAAGAAGAGGAAATGACAATGGGAAAGATGATTCTGATCACAACTGATAATGAGGTAAAAGAGCTGGAATATCCAGATGAGGGACTTAAATCATGGAAAAAGTTGAAAGAACACATTGGAAACAGATGTGAGTTAATTGAACACGTACAGCCCAAGAGATTATATACAGAGATCGGTGCAGGAATTGAGATTAAAAATGTGCCGGGATCAAAAGTAAGCATGTTGGTTGATGAAGAATTTTATTTTCACTGTGACAAAACCAAATTAAATAAGATAGCTTCATGGCTGTATGAGACAGATCGCCATGGATACCCGATCCTTGGAAATGTTTTGATCATTGGAGAGAAGTATGGAAATGCAGGAATTGAGTTTTGCGAAATGTCAGAAGAACAGTTTGATCTTGTCTTTCCTAAATTAAAAGAATTGGGAAAGAGGTTTAAAGATGCAGGAGATTGAGATTAGCAAAGGAATCAAACGGATCCAGTTCGATTCCTTTGATTCCTGGTTAAATGCCAGACACGGAATCGGTGGATCT